AACCTAGAATTTTGGTGCATTACGCAAAACTGCAGAATTTGCCTGGTGTTGATGAAATTGTAGCCTCATACAAGGCCGGAGACGCTGATTTCCATCAGGTCGTGGCCGACATGGCAGGCATAGAACGGAAGCAAGCCAAAACAATTAATTTAGGTCTAATGTATGGTATGGGTAAAAATAAATTGATGGCAGAGTTAGGATTGATGAAAGACTCTGCAGAAAAACTAATTGCACAATATCATAGAAAAGCTCCTTTTGTTAAAAGACTTATGGATGATGTTATGCGTAAAGCAAATGATAGAGGTAAGATTAGAACTTTATTAGGACGTGCATGTCATTTTGAATTATGGCAACCAGTTCAGTTTGGAGTTTATAAACCTCTACCACTAGAAGCAGCAAGAAAAGAATATGGAGATCACTTGCGAAGAGCTTTCACATACAAAGCATTAAATAGATTGATACAAGGATCAGCTGCTGATATGACTAAAAAAAGTATGGTAGCATTATATGAAAATGGTATAGTGCCACATATACAAATACATGACGAAGTAGATATATCTGTGGAGTCAGATAAAAAAGCTGAAGAGATTACAAAGATAATGGAATCAGCTGTTGAGTTAAAAGTTCCAAATAAAGTCGACTATGATAGTGGAAAAAATTGGGGCGAAATAAAATGAGGATTTACTATGTCTTATTTAAATGCAAATATTCCCGTACAGTATGCACAAATACGAAGAGAATATCTCTATGATCTCAAAAAACACCACGGAGAAGTGGAAGACTGCATTATCTTTGGCATCACATCACTTACGGGGCATGCTATATTGTTTCATGCAATTATGGAAAATGGTGCTGTCTTCTATCGTTTACCAATTAACGCTTTTATTCAAAGAGGTTTCAAAGCAGAAGATGTTCCAAAATATAGATTGGATGAGCTTCAGTTATGGAATTGCTTTAGTTATTATCCTGCAATTACTGTTTGGGATCTTCTAGGCGGAGTTTCCGGTAAATTCTGGGGTAAAGACAAAAAATGGCACAAAGGAAAATATCTTTTTACAGTTGACTTTGGTCATCCCGAAGCTAATATACTAGATTCTGATCACTCAGAGATACCGCATGAACATAAATGCGCTCACATCATAGCCCTAAAAAACGGGAACTATGCAGCACAACCAAACAATAGATGTATATGGGACTTACCATCTTTTACAGTAAAAGAAGAAGTGCCCGACTGGAAAGTACAAACTAATGAATGGAGTGTTGAAAACACAAGTGAATGGGTAACAGAAGATTCTGATAGATTCTTCTATGATATTAAGGAGAAAAAATGAAAAGTATTTGGTTAGATATTAAGAGAAAATTAATCTTAATTAAAGATAGAATTGTTCAAACTGTTAGAAACATTCTTCATTGGATATACAAACAGTACGACAGTTTTAATAAATAATAATTAACAAAGGGGGTCTGTTATGAAATACAGAACCTTAAAAAGGCTAAAAGCCGCTCGACAAATTAGGGAGAGAAGATTAAAGTTTATAAAAACTATGAACTATATAATTATAACTTTAATATTAATAATAATTTATGTTGGATTAACTAATGGCTAATAAAAAACCTAAAAGTAAACTAGATTGGTTTAAGAAAAACATAGTAATTGTTCCGGTGGTAGGAGCTATCCTAGCCGGAACTTTTACATCTGTTAGATATGTATTGACTATGACAGATACTATTCAAGTTAATAAAGAAATATTAGAAACTGTAACACAAGATTTAGCACTTCAAAAAGAAGTACTTGCTGATATTAAAAATAGATTAGCAAGAGCAGAAGCAACATGGGATATGGCAGAAAATATATTCCAACAACTAGCAGACCAAGTAAGAAGACATGAATACGATATTAAAGATCTTAGCCGTTAGTATAGTTATCGCTTTGTTTTCAACAACAGCACAAGCACGTAATGAATACTTAAATGATGGCACAAATAGCTGCGATCAAGGTAGTTGGGAAGCATATACAGAAGTGAGACAGCATGAATATAAAAGTGGTAATAATGATGAATCACAAAACCAAACACTAGGTTTTAGATTTAGAAAATCTATTGGTCCTGTGTGTGATGAAGAGTTTGCTGAAGAACAAAGACTAAAACAAAAATTAAAAACACAATTAGAATTAGTAAAAGAATGTAAAAGAGTGCCTAGAATTAACCCACCACCTGTAGAATTTGCTGAATTAATTAATATGTGTAGTAAACTAGGACTTGTTTCTGCGGCTTCTTTTGAGGACAGACCCGATGATAGCATTAGTTACTGGACTGTGTTAAAAGATGGTTGGAAAAAAGAAAACCCGGATAGACCGGTATTTGAAGGACAATAATGGCAAACAAACCACTTAAGATATCAGAAGAAGCAGCAGTACAAATGCCTATGAAGACGGTTGCTAGTTTGATTGCAATGGTTGCAATCGGAACCTGGGCATATTTTGGTTTGCACGAGACATTAAACTCACACTCAACACAATTAGAATTAATATCAAAAGATCTAGAACAAAATACAGAGTTTAGAATTAAATATCCAAGAGGACAATTAGGTAAGTCTTCTGGTGAAGCAGAGCTCTACATGTTAGTGGAAGATTTATACAAGTCCGTGGATCGTTTAAATAAAGCTATTGAAGATGGAATGCATAACAAAGTAAACATTGAATTTTTACAGAAACAAGTAGAAAAAGCTACTAATGATATTGAAAAATTAAAAGATAGACAAAGAGAGTTTGCAAATGGCAGCGGACAAAAATATTAGAAAAGAAAAAGGTAGAATACATGACGGTAAATCTCGTGTATCTAATGATTTATATAGAAGAAGATGGGACGAAATTTTTGGTAAACCCAAAGGTGTTGTCATAACCGAAGCATCGTTTAAGAGTAGAGATTATGAAACTAAGAAGGATGGTAGATAATGGTAGAGACTGTAGTAGCTCTTTTGATGTTTATTAACGGAGAGATTAAAGAGCATAGAATTCAAGACAATATGGCAACCTGCTTACGCGGGAAGCGTGTCGCGGAACGTGAATACAACCCAAGTGTTAGCTATAAATGCATAAAGTCTAAAGCTGAAACGGAGATTTATCTTGGTCAAAAAAGCATTAAAAAAATTATTCTTGAATAAAAGAAATCCTATAGCAAGACAATTAAAACACTTTACATCTAAAGTTATACCTAATAAAAAAAGATATGTCCGACGAAAAAAATTGGAAAAGCAAAGTACTGGAGACTGAAATTGTATCAGGACATTGTCCTGAGTGCGAGATGTATACTATTTTAGTTGGTTTACAGAGATCATTTTATAGATGCACAAATTGTGGACATGACGTTGAGCAATGGGTAAATGGTGTTATTAAGTATATGAAGGTGGATAAGAACACCAAGATAACTATGATCAACGATGGCCAGAGCTAAAGGTTTATACGCAAAGGTAGCCCACGTACCTGTTTTTCACAAAACTTCTATTGGACGTAGACCTAGTTTACAAAAAATGAACAAAGCTAAACGAAGGTCGCACAAAACTTACCGTGGCCAAGGGCGTTAGTGTTTTGGAACTTTATTATGAAATTTATTTTAATACTATCGGTGTGTTCTTTTTTAAGTGGTGAGTGTAAAGCTCCAGTACAACCCCCTGTTGTATATAATGATTGGGCTGAATGTGCAGCCGATGCATCACTTAAAAGTTTAGAATTATTACAAAAAGAAGGCAAAGATAATGTTAATCAATTTAGACTAGCCGTTAAGTTCGGTTGTTATGAAGTTAATGATGTTTGACCCATTTTGAACATGTAATGTTGCCGTGAGCTAGAATGCTCACGGCAAACAAAAGGTGTGAGAAGAGATCTTTAGAATACACTAAAATTATTTACTTGCAAGTATTGTTATTATAAGATACTTTCCCATATAAATGATAACAAAAGGTAATAATAGAAAGGATAATAATGCGTTATTCATATAAAGTTAGAGAACTAGGATTGGATAAACCAGTACAAGATATGCAAGCCATGTCTCTTAAAAAACTAAAAAGAAAACTAGATCACGCTAAAGAATACAGTGTGGAATATACAAACAAGAAAGGCAACTTCATTGTTGCTACAATAAAAGGAAAGGAGAGTAATTAATGGCTGATCCAGCTAAACATAAGAGCGTATCGGTACCCATAGCAGCTTGGAAGAAAGCAAACTTCTTAAAAGATAAGATAGTTGATGGAACTGAATTAAGTATAAGTAAAGTTATAGAAAGTACAATTAACGAGAAAGCAAAAAAACATGGCTATAAAAATGGCAAAACAACAGACTAAAATAATCTGTCCTAAGTGTAAGGGTAATGGATTCTATCGAGTTCCCTACCATGAAGCTATGGAAGAAGTCCATGCTCAGTGCGAAGATTGTGATAGAACAGGCGAGCTTTGGATTGAAGATAATTTAGAACCTCAACAACTAAGAGAGAAAGGTGTAATATGAAACATAAATCAATGTCTCAAATGAACAAAGAAAAGAGAGAGAAACTAAAACCAATGACAATAGAAGAGGAATACAGAAATGCTGACGTTCCCATGCCTTATAATGGTGGTATAGCTTATACTTCTTTTGTAAAAATGTTTAAAGGAACCAATGAGCGTAAAACAGAAGATAAAGATTAAGAAACCCATTGACGATGATGACAAGGAATCTGTTCCTGAAGCTTTAAGGTTTGAAGAACACTCGGAAGAAGAGTATCGAGCCCATTTAAAAAAATTTTTTAAGGGTGAAGATGATTCTGATAAGTAATAGTTAATGAATCAAATGCACTTATTCCCGGAATTAGATCCTTATCTAACTAAGATTAAGAATGTAGATTATGTGGATTTACAACAGATGATATGGATTGATCCTGGTACCGGTTTTAAACCTAAACACGATTATAGTATGTTGCCTGAAGATACGTTGATCTTGTTTAAATCGGGTGGTCGGAATCAATACTTGCCTGAAGAAGGTGATGCTTTTCCTTATTTACAAAACAAAAAAACTGGAAACATCTTACAATTTAAAATGACTGACTATGAATATCCCACACACAACTACGCGTATAAAAATATGCACTGGAAATTTAGAATGCATAAGATCGTCGCTCAAGCTTTTATTGTAAATGATAACCCGAAGATTAAAACGATTGTTGATCACATCAATGGTCAACGATGGGACTATCGTGTTGGTAATTTAAGATGGGTAAGTCCTTCTGAAAACGCGAAGAATAAAAAGAAAGGACAAACTATGGATATAGAAAATATGATTATACATCAAAAGGAGTTATTTAAAAAATGAAACATAACAACTCTTACATCTACCCGAAGACTGTTAGAACAACGATCGACGGTAAACGACACTATGATATTAATGGTGGTAAATGGAAACTGCCTAGTGTGACGACGATACTCTCTGCTACACAGTCAGCCGAGAAGCGCGAATCGTTAGAGAAGTGGCGTCAACGAGAGGGAGAGGAGAATGCAGCGCGGATCGTGGCTACATCTGGTGCCAGAGGGACAGCGATGCACAAGATATTGGAAAAATATATTATAGAACAAGGTTATCTAGATCAAACAGAAGTAGGTAAAGAAGCACATAATATGGCTTTACAAGTTATACAAAAAGGACTTTGTAATGTGTCAGAGTATTATGGATCAGAGGCAACCTTATATTATCCTGGGTTATACGCAGGACAAACAGATTTAATTGGATTACATAAAGGTGATCTAGCAGTGATAGACTTCAAACAAACAAATAAACCAAAGAGACGTGAGTGGATTGAAGATTATTGTGTACAGTTAGCAGCTTATACAATGGCACACAACTATGTATACAAGACAGGTATACAGAAAGGTGTGATTATGATGTGCAGTAAAGATAACTTCTACCAAGAGTTTATAATACAAGGACTTGAGATGAAGAAATACATGCATATGTTTTTAAAAAAAATAGATCAATATTACGAAGAACTGAAAGGAAAAGACTAATGAGACTAAGAGATCTACAACAAATACTAGGTAAGTTTACAAATAATGAAAAAGGCACCATTATATCAGATTGTCCTATATATATTGAGACTATGGATGGTAGACTAGAAGAGATCAGAAAAGTAGAACTACAAGAGAGTAAACTTATCAACTCCCCTGAACCAGCTAGAGTCGTGCTTAAAGCAGAATCTTTGAAGAGATTTATGTCCCCAACTTTTAAACAAAGTTAAGTGTGTGTTCTTATTTTAGACCCATTTTGGACACAATTTGGACTAAAAATACAACCTATTGTGGCAAAAATAAGGCATTGACCACCATAAGAGAAATATTGGGGGCATTGTTTTTTTTTCAGAGTAAAAAAATATGGCGTGGTCACGTGGTCAAAGAGGCTTTTTTGAGCTATAAGTGTTGGTATAAGCGAATAGTAGCACTACCAAGACAGCGTTTTTGCGTGGTAGGGCTTGGTCAAAGTTGGTATTCGGCGCGCGCGACCCTTTTTGTTTTTTTTAAAACTTTTTTTGCCTTAATATTTGCCTTATAATGAAATATGCCAAAACAACGTAAGAAATCTAAATACAAATATGCAACCATAGGTAATAAGAAATATTACTTTTATAAAATAGTTTGGTTAGATCCATGCGGTGACGCAGGTCATGCCGACATAGATGAAATGAAAAAATTATTACCAGCTACCATGATTTCACAGGCATACATTTTTGATAAGAGTAGTAAATATGTTTGGACATTTTCATCTTACGATACAGAGTCTGCTGTATTCTCTGATAGAAATTGTTTCCCTAGATCAATAATAAAAAAAATGGAGAAGATAACAATATGAGAAAACTATTAGATAAATTTAATCTTTGGAGTTTGTATTATAGACAAGAAATAGTCTGGTTTGGTATTGGATCATTCACAACATCTGTATTAATTATAATACTTTCAATATTATTATGAAGAATAAGACCTTGACTAAGAACATGCCATACGTAAAATGGAGTGCTATACCGCCTGTAAAAGGGCCTGACTCACAAGGAGTAAAATATGGAACTAATAAGAAAAATCCTAGCACTACTAAAAAGCGCTTGGGTAAAAACACACGAGTTTTTTAATCGGATACAGGGATCTGTCTTGTTTCTGATTTTGGTTGTGACTCTTCTGGACTAATATCAATTAATGTTTTGTGATCATCTAGAATTTTGGCCATCTTGGCTTCCAATTCTTTTTCTGACATATTATCTAAATTACCAGACAATATAAGTTTTTGATCAACGTAAAG